GTGGAGCCTAATGCTCCCGGACGATCCTAACCATATAGGTTAAGATACGTAGAGGTATTCCACCTCTGCCACGGAATCCACCCAGTCATTGGGTGGGTCGTCGGTGGATAGTCCCATGAAGGGGCTGTATTCCACCTAAGGCGGTATCGCACATCGTAATTACGATGAGCGATCCTACCGTTCCGAATAGACCCGTTCAGCAGCGCAACCAAAGCGCCACTCGGGTTCTGATCGTTGTCTAAAGGGGCCTTCACATCAGAAGGTCTACAGGAGAAATATCGGTACAGCGGAGACTGCTCAAATCTACAATTACGTAGATCTTTGCAAACTATACTGTATGGCACTTTTATTCCCGCATCATCACTTTCCCAAAGTGGGACCGGGAGCCACTTACACCTTGTAAGTAGATATTTAATAGCTTTCGGGCATTGGATACCCGTCTGCATACTCCAATAGTTTAGACGATTGATCGCTATGTAGCAGTCTTGAACAGTAGAGAGGCTCTTAAGATAGAAGCCTCTAACGTTAACGCCGCAATAGAAGTCGGCGCCACAAGACTCGCGAAACAGTCCTTCTGAGAAGGACTTGTCCATATTGACGCGGAAGCCGAAAAGGACAAGAGCATGGCGAACCATGCGGTCTAAATCAACTTCAACGACAATATCGTCACCAAAAACTCCAAAATTGGGTTTTCTGGTGTCTAGCGGTCTACCATACAATCGGTAAACCGCATGGACTATGCACGTAAAGAGAATCGTCTGCAATGGAAATGTGTACCCATTGCCCATAGTCGATATAATCGACAGTTGACGCCAACCAAGTCCTGGGATATAAGTCTCGGGACTACGGAAGGCCAACAGAGTATTGAACATACTCTTTGGTAAAACGAACTCTAACATCCGCAAGGATAGAGAATCCGAAGCGGACTTGAGGTCGATCGTGGAATAAGAACCACTAATTGACCCATAACGTGCAAGGGCTTGATTCTTGAACGGTTGATCAGATAGATCAATTTTGTAGACTTGGTTTAGTCTACGTTCAAGTAGTGTACCACATGCTAATTGAAAAAGCATGTTCACGGAAGGTTCCGTGCATATACACCGCCCAGTTTCATCGTTTTTCGGAACAACAGAAAGACGACTACCTTGAACGACAGTATCGGCAGAACCATGAACGTTTCGGCGATGATTTTCGCCATCAGCCCATGAACTATTCTGCTGTATGAGTTGTCGATACCAAAAGGCAAGTGATGAACTACTGTAGGTTAACGGCGAAGCAAAGAGCTTCGTATAGAAATCGTTAGCTACAGCCCCTATAGATGCTCCAGGTCCTGGGCGAAGATGCCCATAAAGATCACGTATTTCGAACAAAGGACACGGAACTTTGAGTTTCGCGCCTTCGAACGACTGGCCTTTCGACCAAAATTGATCAAGGAGTAGTCTAACATCACCGAGGATTTGGTAATCTACGGTAGAATTAAACTGCGGTTCCCACTTCGAAGCCTGAAAATCAGCTTCGATAAAATTGAGAATCGCTACGCTGGTAGGGCGATCAGGAACTATACGCCCATTCATGAATTTCTTCATAAATGACTTACGTATAGCGACAGCGGCTAGTTCCCGAGGTTTGATCCCCGGGAACTCTTCTTTAGCCACCAAACCCTGATCATTAAGGTCACTTTCAAGGAACGAATAAAGAGCTTTAGCATTAGCCATAAACCCCACCTCGTTGTAGAGCTACCACTGCTCACAACTCACTCTGACGGTTGGACAACACCCGATTCAGCTCACGGAAAAACCGTAAGTATCTCTGGTGACCCAATTCGTCAATCTTATAAAGGCCCTTCGGAACGATATATGTAATACCGTCCCAATAGGAATCTTCATAAGGGAGTGAGAATGCTCGTGGTGTATCAACTATCCCGCCCTGGATCAGGGGCGCAAACATGCGTAATGCCTTCGTTTCAGAAAGAGTTGGAAGGAGAACATCGACATCGTCGAAGTTCTTTAGCTTAAACTCTAGGTGAATCAGAAGCATCGCAGCGCGATCCCGATCAAGGACAACAGGGGTAGAAATATACATAAGACCTCCAAATTGGTAGATCAACGCTAGCAAATTGCATAGCGCGAGCAGTGGATTAAAGGATTCCGTTCGCTAATGTGTCACCAATGCCTGCAGAGAGCTGATTTAAAGCTCCCACAAGCATACTGACCATCGCCCGCATATTTGGGGCATCATACGAATCAACACCGGCTGTTACGTCGATGGGGATCTTTATGATTTGCGGAACGGAGTTCAAACCTGAAGCGGGAATACCGCCTTTCCGGATGATGATCCAATATCGATTAGTTTCGACTTTGGCAGCAGCCGGATTCAGGGTTGAAAACAGAGGGGCTGTCTTCATGACACGTGGTTTGACAAACATAAACGAAAACTCGTCGCTCACAGAGTGAGCACGAACGCCCGTTTGTGTACCAGTCAGGGCAGTAACAACCCACTTTTTAACATTTCCATCAACGGAATTGTCAGCAGTGACTGTATAGCCCGGAGTGGTAAAGCCCGTTTGGGCGCCACCTGTTACGTTAGTTAATGCTATTGACATGATGATCTCAACTAGTTATTAAAAGGTTAAAGGGTATATAAGCAAGACTTAGCAGGGATATCATCTCCAACGACCGACTTTATCATAGATCTGCCTCGTAACGAGGGACGATCTATTAAAAGCGTTAGTCAGAAGAGACAACATACCCACCCAATCGGTGGCCCGATAAGGGAGGTGCAATCGAAATGATGGCACTAAATCCCCAGTATAGATATCTCGAGTCCACACAGTTTGTTTATAAACATCTGGCTCATACTGAAACTCATCCAAGGCTTCGATCCCGTTCTGTGGTGGCAGCGCGTTACGCCTGCTATATTGCACAGAGGTGGTATGTTCATTGCGAACAAGCCGTGAGATCCATCGGACGTCCGAACGAGGAAAGGACAAGGCAGATATTATCTGCCCTGCGTTAGTGAAATAGTCGATAACAAACGAGTAAGGAACACATTCCCAGATGGTTGGGATAAAGTCGCGAAGACCAAATCCCAATTGCCCAGCAATGTTCTTACTCGTATAGTCAGAAACTAGTGTAGCTACCGAACCATAGTATTTAACTAGGTACCTTTTCTCAACCGTCGCAGTTGCGATGATACGCGCCCCATCTTCATGGGGTGTTGTTACACCAAACTGAAACGAAGAGACCGAACGTGAGGAGTTTTCGCCAAATCCAAAGACCCGAGCACGGTCAAGTGCAAAGTTTTTCTGCACAAGGCCGCGCTCAAGACCTTGAATAACTCCATTGAAGTCAGAAATGGACGGCTGAATGCCGTAGTTCCATTCTAGATACTTTGACGAAAGTTCATCAACTTTACGATTCAAAGCCGCGAGACTTCCTGATCCCTTTCGGGTATCAATCAGGAATTGCTTTCTCGAAGCCTCCATTGATCTAGCATGACCAAAGAAGGACTTTAAGATCCCCCTACCTATTCCTTTAACAGAATGGATAGTTTTCCCGAAATCCTTTAGGATTTCACCACCAAGAGCCGATGTCTGGTGCTTACGGGCGTTGCGGACAAATGCAGCTTTTGCAGCATCGTCAGCAGCGCTATCAGCAATAGACGGCGGGGTGGACAAGGAACCAACATAGCTACCACTCATTGTGGACGATGACGTGTACGCCAACTGCGGAGCCCCGATGGGATCCGGAGAAGGAACACGCCATTTGTGTCCCCAATAGTAAAAGCCATGTTTGAGATGCCTGGGCTGACTACCCTGGGCAAAAGTCGTTGCATTTTGACCTAACCTAATACGCTCCTTCCAATCTTTAAGATTGGCGCCATAACTGCGAGTTTGATTCATATAAAGATATGAATTATCAAATCCAGTTTCATTGACGAACCCGATAGCTCCAGTTGTAGCAAATAAACTCTGCTGCCGCTGAAGATATGCAAGTGAAATAGTAAAGTTAGGGACTGTCATAAAATGCTCGCGTTATAACTCCGGATGAGAGGAGCCATAAGCATATACCAATATGACTTGATACATGACTAGATGATAGCCTGTCTAAACGTATGTATTACTAGCAATGAATTCCCGATAGAAATCGGATCTATTGTCTTGTACGTACGCACGACACATATGAACGTGTTTTAAAACACGTTTCACATGGTGGCCCCGAAAGGGG